TCATTTGTTGATTTCAATTTTGTCCCATTCTCTCCCTCGGCTGTCCCTATACCGCGCCGCCATTGAATCTGATTTATGCCCGAGAAGACGTTGAGCAAACTTATCGCCAATCTGATTCCGGTATAGCCTCGCCGACAGGCTACGCAGTTCATGGAATGTTGGCGGGTCTCCATCAAATGAGAGTCCAGATGCATTTCTCGCCTTTGTAAAATACTTAGATACTGTTTTCGGGGAAAGCGGTTCGTGATGCGTTGATGCAATTATTGTTTCACTGCCGCTGGTCTCCCTGCATTTCTGTAGTGTATCAGCCAATGAAATATTGAGCGCGTCAATCGTTAGCGTCAGCGGAATGGCGAGCTTAGCCCCTGTTTTACCCTGTTCAATGTGAAGATGGTTGTCGTTTATGTCTGACCATTTCATTTTGCACAAATCGCCGACTCTCTGACCTGTAACGACGGCCAAATCCATCGCAAGCCTCAGCCAGATTGGGAGAGGTTCGGCTGCATGGTGAATTGCGACATACTCATTAGCTGTCAGCCTTGAGCGCCTTACTTCTGACTTTGCTATGCGGGTTGCTGTTACCGGATTCGTAGCCACATGCCCCTCGGCTATTGCCTCACGAAAAACGTCAACAAGGGTTGACCTGATTAATTTTGCGGAAGCCGCTTTACCTTCTGCTACGTAGGTGTTTAGCATTGCTGCCACCTCTTTCGTTGATATGTCTGCGAGCGGTTTGTCCGGCAATTTTCTTCGGATTGCCCTGATTTTGCTGGCGTAGTCGAGTAGAGTTTTCGGCCTGATACCCCTCTCGCTGAGGATTGTTTCATATCGGTCAAGCCACGCATGAAGAGTGATTGCGTCAGCGCCTTTAATTCTGTCTATCAGTGACTCACGCCTGTTCCCGGATAGCAACTCAATATTGGCCTGTATAGCTTCAGTGATTGCTATACGTCTGTCTCGGCCTAATCCGAACTCTTTACCCGTCCTTGGGTCCCTGTAGCAGTAATATCCATTGTTTCTTATATAAAGATTAGGGGGTAAATCCCGGCGCTCATGACTTCGCCTTCTTCCCATTTCTGATCCTCTTCAAAAGGCTACCTGTTACTGGTCGATTTAAGTCAACCTTTACCGCTGATTCGTGGAACAGATACTCTCTTCCATCCTTAACCGGAGGAGGGAATATCCTGCACTCGCGTACCCATCGACGAACTGTTTCAAGGCTTCTTGGGCGTCGCTGGCGTGCGTTCCACTCCTGAAGTGTCAAGTACATCGCAAAGTCTCCGCAATTACACGCAAGAAAAGCCGCATTGATGCGGCAATGGTAGGTCTGGATATCTTGAGAAATGAACAGGCCTCATTGAGTGTGAGGCTGTGGTTAGTCCTTGCGTAGCTCGCTAATTCTTCTGTAAGTCTCTGGTGCTTTGTTTCCGTGTATCTTCATTTCAGACTTCAACAGAGCGACGAGGGAATCCCATTCGTTGAGGATGCCTTTGAATGCCGGAACGCGCTTTGCAACCTTGTCGAATGAATCTCTGATTTCTGGAATCTGCTCAACAAGTGCAACGCATCGCCGGAAGTCTGCTGCGTCATGTGGAGCGCCGAAGTGATGACCATAGATATTCTTTTTCAGTCCACATGCGATTGAGGCAAGAGTTGCGCTACTGATGCCAACATCGCCAGTCGATTGCCATTTCAAAACCTTCATAGCCAAATCTGACATTTCTTGTCTCCATAAAACAAAACCCGCCGTAGCGAGTTCAGATAAAAGAAATCCCCGCGAGTGCGAGGATTGTTATTCATTGCCGATATTCACCTTTATCGCGAACACCTTTACCGGTTTATCTCCTTTGCATGGCGCGTAATTTTTTCAGATGGTTCTCCTGCTCTGTTTCAGCCAGAATTTGTCGGTATTCCTGGTGATCGATCCGTTCAAACAGTTCATTAAAATCGTTTATTTTTACCGACTGTGTTCGCCCATCCATTCTTCTGTACAACACAGTGTTGTTTATGCAGCGAAGAATTTTTATCGGGTAGCCGGCGCTATCGGTGTATATCTGACCACGTTGAATCAGAGCGAACATTCCTTTATCCCCAGCGGAAAAGCGAATACAGAATAAATGCCACCGCGATTGCAACTCCTACAGCGGTGAATGCTTCAGGCCAATTCATCATTCACTCCCTGCGGCGGTTCTGGTAGCAGCATCCAGTACAAGGCGTTCCCTAACCACGATAAAGTGCCGTCGCTCAACTCCACGTATTCCCCTTGTACCTGTCCTGCCATATACTCGCCGTGCTTTGAATAAATTAAAACCCAATCGTCTTGAGCGGGAATTCGCTCACTACAGCTTATCCAACCATCCGGAGTTACCGGAGAGTTGCCACCGGGAATATTTTCCGGAATATTTTGTTGTGCGTTTTGTGGTTGTTCGGATTTACCCTGAAGCATGGCGGCGCGGCAGGCGTTCCAGCCAGCTGTTCGCCCAAGCGCGTAAACTTCAGATGGATCAAGATAATCAATGTCATGCCCGTCCTCATCGTCGTTCTCAGGTAATGCAGCAGGTACTACTGGTACTGGAGGGGCGGCATAAACAGGAATAACGTCCGATTGATCTTTATTGCTTTCATCCGTCAAAGCCCAGAATAATTTTCCGGCCGGATGTTTGAAAATATAAGCAACTGGCTCTACTTCCAGTGATGCCAGTGCAATTCGTGCCAGTTCTTCCGCTTCTTCTGCTGGCAGTACAACGTTGCTACCAGGTCCGTATGTTTCGCGCCACTGCTTGATTGTCAGCAGTCGCTCTTTGGTAATAGTGGTCATGCCGCGTTTCCTTCTTTCTTATTAACAATTACACCGTCATATATTTCATTAAGGTGCCCTCTCAACTCCATGCGCCTTAATGCAGATAACATGTAATCGCATTCAACCTGCTTATTTCCAGTAAATGGCTTATCGTCAGGATTACCCCAACAGCAATTACCCTTGGGCCACCCATGCACTTTCCGTACTCTTCCGTTAACAACGTGAAGTAATCCCCAGCCAGGTGGTAAATCCTCAACTGAAATAATTCCCTGCTCACTAATAAAGAATCGCCAGTCGCCCATTCCAAGAGATGGATTTTTACGAAAACGCTTTTTTCTATCTGCCAACAAGTCAGCACGAGAACACTTCGCCTCTATCAGGCATGATGCTGAATTTCTGAATCCCATAGCATCTGGCTGTTCTCCGGTACTGGTTACAGCTATAAAGCGGTCATGAAAACAAACCTTGAACCCGTTGCGCTTAAGGAACTTATACGCAATCTGACAGAGTTCGCGGTGTGTTAACGCCATATCACTCTCCTTTGATGCGAATGTCAGCGGCGCGCTCGGCTTCACTTTGTTCCCAAAACCACTTGTGAAGCTCCATGAGCTTTTCGTCAATCGGTGCATATTTGCGATTAAAGTAGGCCTGAGCATCTTTCTCAGATTCGTCCGGCAATTCGCCTGGGCCAAACAGTGTGTTATAAATCCATGCCAGTCCGCTTTTAGCGTCGCCAGTTGCCTGCCATTCGATAATCGCAGCCTGCATGACCAGAATGTTTTTCCCGATTAACAGGTCCAGCTCTTTGAACCGGTTGCGGATGTATGCATTCTCGCTTTGTAATTTTGCGTTGCGCTTCTCTGCGGCTTCCAGCTCAACACGCAGCTTCCCTACCGTTAGCGCAATTTCCTCGTTCTCCTGGTCGCGGCGTTTGATGTATTGCTGGTTTCTTTCCCGTTCATCCAGCAGTGCCAGCACAATCGATGGTGTTACCAGCTCATGGAAAAGGTCCGCATCAAATCCCCAGTCGTCATGCATTGCCTGCTCTGCCGCTTCACGCAGTGCCTGAGAGTTAATTTCGCTCACTTCGAACCTCTCTGTTTACTGATAAGCTCCAGATCCTCCTGGCAACTTGCACAAGTCCGACAACCCTGAACGGCCAGACGTCTTAGTTCATCTATCGGATCGCCACACTCACAACAATGAGTGGCAGATATAGCCTGGTGGTTCAGGCGGTGCATTTTTATTGCTGTGTTGCGCTGTAATTCTTCAATTTCTGATGCTGAATCAATGATGTCTGCCATCTTCCATTAATCCCTAAATTGTTGGTTAATACGCTTGAGGGTGAATGCGAACAATAAAAAAGGAGCCTGTAGCTCCCTGATGATTTTGCTTTTCATGTTCACCGTTCCTTAAAGACGCCGTACAGCATGCTGATATGAGACAATGTTGATTCATTAAGTTGATTCCAGACTTCCTTTGGTAAAAGCTTGTATCAGTCTGTTTGCTGCTGCTTTCTGCGCTGCCACATTGGCAATAACAGATAGTTTTTCCTGGCTGGCTTTCGTGCAGATCCCCGCCCAGTTATCCATCAGAAAAAAATCCTCTCTTTCTGCAGAGCTGGTAGTTGCACATAGTTTTTCGATCATAGAAGTTATTTCTGCGATGGAATGATTAACCATCATCTGTTGAACCGCAAAACCGAAAGCGTTAATCATTACTCCATGGAACTGAATATAATCGCGCTTGTACGTAGCGTGGTGTACACCATGTCGGATTGAGTCAATCTGAGTTAGTGTAATCCATGCCTCCCAGACAGATTCTATATATCCCATTTCAAGTTGTTGATTGCCGTTCCTAGCGAACTTTGACGTTGCATCAGTGAGTGCCTTGAAACTCACCCACATATTACTTTTTAATGGCACTACGTTGTGTTCAAAATCGGTTATATCGGCAAATACAGTATGTTGGGTCAGGAAGGATATCATTCCCTGAGCAATATCATCCCGGCCGTTATACGCCATATTGATGGTCGCTGATGGCTTAGAAACGTTGTTATTTATGTCCGAAAAGAACTGCTGCCGGGTTTTTAGCGGCAGATTCATTGTAAGCATCATGGGAACCATGAGCGTTGATGGGGAACTTCGGCAAAATATCTCAATGCCAGCTGCACGATGTTGACCATCAAAAAGTTTTATTTCGGCGTCGAGGGGAATTCTGGCTATACCAACATTTGTGTTGCCAAACGGTACAAATTCTATATTCGAATCACAGTTACCTACGAGAGGGGGAATGATAAAAGGCTCATTTCTTGAGTCTGCGTTAGTGAGATAATTTAAAAATTTTCGTACTCGATTTGGATTAATTTCTCGCTGAGAGCGGTCCAGTGTATGGCCGTAATTATCTGAAGCGAGGAAACGAGCCAGCGATCTTCCTGGTATGGTAAGGAAGAGTGTAACAGTACCACCCTGTACACCTTGCGATGCCGGAAATTCGAATGAATGATTACCAACCTGACTCATATATCCTCCTGTTTATTATTTATCTTCTCAGCCAGCCGCTGTGCTTTCAGTGGATTTCTGATAACAGAAAGGCCGGGAAATACCCAGCCTCGCTTTGTAATGGAGTAGACGAAAGTGATCGCGCCTACCCGGATATTATCGTGAGGATGCGTCATCGCCATTGCTCCCCAAATACAAAACCAATTTCAGCCAGTGCCTCGTCCATTTTTTCGATGAACTCCGGCACCATCTCGTCAAAACTCGCCATGTACTTTTCATCCCGCTCAACCACGACATAATGCAGTCCTTCACGCTTCATACGCGGGTCATAGTTGGCAAAGTACCAGGCATCTTTTCGTGTCACCCACATGCTGTACTGCACCTGGGCCATGTAAGCCGACTTTATGGCCTCGAAACCACCGAGCCGGAACTTCATGAAATCCCGGGAGGTAAACGGGCATTTCAGCTCAAGGCCATTGCCGTCACTGCATAAACCATCGGGAGAGCAGGCGGTGCGCATACTTTCGTCGCGATAGATGATCGGGGATTCAGTAACATTCACGCCGGAAGTGAATTCAAACAGGGTTCTGGCGTCGTTCTCGTACTGTTTTCCCCAGGCCAGCGCCTTAGCATTAACTTCCGGAGCCACACCGGTGCAAACCTCAGCCAGCAGGGTGTGGAAGTAGGACATTTTCATGTCAGGCCACTTCTTTCCTGAGCGGGGCTTTGCTATCACGTTGTGAACTTCTGAAGCGGTGATGACGCCGAGCCGTAATTTGTGCCATGCATCATCCCCCTGTTCGACAGCTCTCACGTCGATCCCGGTACGCTGCAGGATAATGTCCGGTGTCATGCTGCCACCTTCTGCTCAGTGGCTTTCTGTTTCAGGAATCCAAGAGCTTTTAATGCTTCGGCCTGTGTCAGTTCTGACGATGCGCGAATGTCGCGGCGAAATATCTGGGAACAGAGCGGCAATAAGTCGTCATCCCATGTTTTATCCAGGGCGATCAGCAGAGTGTTAATCTCCTGCATGGTTTCATCGTTAACCGGAGTGATGTCGCGTTCCGGCTGACGTTCTGCAGTGTATGCGGTATTTTCGACAATGCGCTCGGCTTCATCCTTGTCATAGATACCAGCAAATCCGAAGGCCAGGCGGGCACACTGAATCATGGCTTTATGCCGTAACATCCGTTTGGGATGCGACTGCCACGGTCCGGTGATTTCTCTGCCTTCGCGGGTTTTGAATGGTTCGCGGCGGCATTCATCCATCCACTCGGTAACGCAGATCGGATGATTACGGTCCTTGCGGTAAATCCGGCATGTACAGGATTCATTGTCCTGCTCAAAGTCCATGCCATCAAACTGCTGGTTTTCATTGATGATGCGGGACCAGCCATCAACGCCCACCACCGGAACGATGCCGTTCTGCTTATCAGGGAAGGCGTAAATTTCTTTCGTCCACGGATTAAGGCCGTACTGGTTGGCGACGATCAACAATGCGATGAACTGCGCATCGCTGGCATCACCTTTAAATGCCGTCTGGCGAAGAGTGGTGATCAGTTCCTGTGGGTCGACAGAATCCATGCCGACACGTTCAGCCAGCTTCCCTGCCAGCGTTGCGAGTGCTGTACTCATCCGTTTTATACCTCTGAATCAATATCAACCTGGTGGCGGGCAATAGTTTCAACCATGTACCGGATGTGTTCTGCCATGCGTTCCTGAAACTCAACATCGTCATCAAACGCACGGGTAATGGCTTTTTTGCTGGCCCCGTGGCGTTGCAAATGATCGATGCATAGCGATTCAAACAGGTGCTGAGGCAGGCCTTTTTCCATGTCGTCTGCCAGTTCTGCCTCTTTCTCTTCACGGGCGATCTGCTGGTAGTGACGCGCCCAGCTCTGAGCCTCAAGACGATCCTGAATGTAATAAGCGTTCATGGCTGACCTCCTGAAAATGGCTGTGAAAATATCGCCCGCGAAATGCCAGGCTGATTAGGAAAACAGGAAAGGGGATTAGTGATTCAGGCCGTTACCGCGTCCGTCGAGAAAAACTTCCACGAGCAAATCACGGGTATAAGTGCGCTCGATGCCGCGATGCAGATA